TTGCGTAATTATTATAATCAATCATTCTTTATAATAATTATGAGCGATTCTACAAGTATTTTAGATTTACCTACTGACCCTGTTGGTGGAGGAAATATGAACGGAGGAGTGTCTATTACTGCTTCGGAGAATGTAGTACAAAAACAAATGCAACAACCACAAGGACAAATGCAACAAACTCAATTACAACCACAAAATCCCAACTTTAGTTTAGACCAAACTACAATTAGTCAAATTGTTAATGGGCTTCAACAAGCGGCTATTTCAGGCGCTACTCAGTTACCTTCTAGAGATATTCCTATGAGCACAACTGGTCATAGTAATGACGCACAAGTTCAGCCAAATTATGTTCCTTTGGCCGAAAGACAAATGGATTATATAAAAGATTATGAACAAACGAGTGACATGATTGATAATTATAATAAACAAATGAGTCGTACTAATTCGTTAGACGATATGTATAATGAAATACAAACACCACTATTATTAGCAGTTTTATATTTTTTATTTCAGTTGCCATTTTTTAAACGATTTTTATTTGGATATTTCCCTGTTTTATTTTCCAATGATGGAAATTTCAATATTAATGGGTTTCTTTTTACGAGTGTATTATTTGGTCTCTTGTTTTATTTATTGAATAAAGTAACAAACCATTTTGGTGCGTTTTAGATTAAGTTAATATTAAATTCTATAGTGTTTAATGAATATATTTAATGAATATATTTAAAGGATTTTTATTAATTACAATTAACTATTATGGAAAATATAAGAGCAAATTATTTAAATACTGTTAAAATGAAGGTATTTCATTTTGTTAAAACAGGTAATATTGTACTAGATTCTATTTTATCTGTTATCGGGATGACTATTGTTGGTTATATTATTAATTATATTTATGATAATCGTCTTGACGAATTTATAATGAAATTTTCATATGATAGAATTAAAAATCTTTTTTACAAAAAAAATGTAATTATTTTGGAAGGGAAAAAAAGTTACGTAACAAGTATTTATAATTTTTCTAATTCTACTACAGCAACATACAGTGATAGATTTAAAGCAATATGGTATTATATTATTAATAATATTGACAATAATCAAAGTATTTATCAAATAAAAGAAATCCTTTCAAATTATGATTCAAATGTGATTTACAAAAATACACCAGAACAAAAAATTACAGATATTTTTATGGTTTATCAAGATAAACATTTTCAAATTGACGATAAAATTTATGCGTATACTTTAACAGAAAAAGAAGAAAATAAAGATGAAAAAATGGCAACAAAAACGGATAAAATTACAATTGAAATTTATTCTTATGAATATTCTTTAAGTTATTTAAAAAATTATATAGATAAAATAACAAACAATTATCTTTTAACGATTAAAGACAGCCGAGCGAATAAACAATTTATTTATGTTTTAAATAATGTGATTGTCAATAAAGATAACAGAGATGAAGATATATATTCATGTTGGAGTGAATATACTTTTGAAAGTACCAGAACTTTTAATAACATTTTTTTTGATGGCAAAAAGGATATTATAAATAAAGTAGATTTTTTTATGAAAAACAAAAACTGGTATTATGATAAAGGTATTCCTTATACACTCGGAATTGGTTTACATGGGCCGCCTGGTACTGGCAAAACTTCACTTATTAAAGCAATTGCTAATTATACTGGAAGACATATTGTTGTAATACCGTTAAAAATAATCAAAACAAAACAACAATTAGAGCAATTCTTTTTTGAAGATACATATAATTATGATAATCAAAAAAATGATATATCATTTGATAAAAAAATTATTGTATTTGAGGATATAGATTGTATTGGCGATATCATTTTAGAGAGAAGTAATAAAGAAAAAAATATGAAAAACAATAGATACAAATCTGAAAATAAATCTGAAAATAAAAATGTAAAAATTGAAGATGTTTTAAAAGGTATATCTAAAATGAATGAGACTTATGTTGACACTTGTTCTATCAATAATTCTGAACCACAAATTACATTGGATGATATTTTAAATTTATGGGATGGTATTCGTGAAACATCTGGGAGAATTTTAATTATTACTTCTAATCAATATGAAAAATTAGATTCTGCTTTAACAAGACCTGGTAGAATTGATATTACACATAAATTAGATAATGCGAGCCACGAAACTATATCTGAAATATATTTTCATCTATTCAATAAAAAAATTAATACGAATGAATTGAAAAAAGTTAAGGAGTTTTTTTACTCACCTGCTGAATTAATTAATATGTATGTTTCAAATAAATCACATCAAGATTTTACGAAAAGGCTTTTATTAAATAAAAAATTATAATTTCTATTCACTCCGTTATATTTTGAAAATTATAATTTTACTACATAATAATCGAATGATTAATGATTATGTAATCAAATTAATTGATAATTTACCAGATGATTTAAAAAATTCTAAAACACCTCTACGACTTGATTTGGTTTTAGATGGGGGTATTTTTAATGGGAGTTACCTAGTTGGCGCTTTATATTTTTTAAAAGAAATGGAAAAAAGAAATTATATTAAAATAGAAAGAATATCTGGTTGTAGTATTGGCTCAGTAGTAGCATTTCTTTATTACATTGATTCATTAGATATGATGACAGAATTATATCAAACTGTCACTCATGAATTTAAAAAACAATATAAATTGTCACTTATAAAGGATTTAAAAAAACATTTAGCTGAAAGAATTCCTGATGATATTTGTAAAAAAGTAAATGGTAAATTATATATATGTTATAATAATATCAAAAAGGATAAAAAAAGAGTAAAATCACATTATAATAATGTAGATGAAATAATAAATACAATTATAAAATCTTGTTTTGTACCTTATTTAATTGATGGGCAAATATTATATGAAAATAAATGTTTTGATGGTATTAATCCATATATTTTTGATAAAGAAAAGGACAAAAAAATATTATATTTAGACCTATTTGGGTATGATAAAATAGGAAATTTATTAAATGTAAAAAACGAAAAAACTAATTTTCATCGTATTCTCTCTGGATTACTAGATATTCATAGTTTTTATATTAAACAATCTAATACACAAATGTGTAGCTATATTAATGATTGGTCTATTTCAAATAAAGGATTTAATTACCTTAAAATTATTATTGAAAAGTTTTGTATTTATTCTATATATTTTTTAATATATATTAAAACAAAAATACCTTCAGATATTGAAGATACTTTTTTATACAAAATAGTTACAAAAATAACACATGATATTTTTATTACAATATTAGAAACATATTGTCTATGAGTTTATTTAATTTAGTTTAAATATTTAATTAAATTAAATGGATATTTTTGACGAATCATCATCTTTGAGTAATTTCTCACCATCTGAATTATTTGGTAACAGCTATATTTTATATGGTTTAGCTTTATTAATACTAGTAGTTGGTTCTTATTTTGTTTATAAATATTATTTTAATAAAAGCAATTTGAGTGACTCAACAAATATTGATTATTTAGGTACATATGAAAATAATCAAAATGATGGAAATAATGAACAACAATATGTAGACAATGAACAAAATAATAATGAAAATTAATACAATCCCTTTTTGTTTTTTCTGGTTCTTTTCCCATAAATATCAAAAAATGATTTCCTAGTTTTTTTCACCTTTTTGGCCTTTTTAGCCTTTTTATACTTTTTAGAATTAGTATTATCTGATTTTATACTATTTTTTTCAGAATCATTTAATTCTTTATTTTTTATTTGGTCTGGTTTATAATTTAGGAACCATTCTTCCAAATCTTTTTTATTTTTTGTTTGTTTTAATTCCTTATATTTTGCAGCTTTTTGTGAACGCATTTCTTCTACAGATTCTTGGTGACCATAACATATTATACTAAAACGTCTTAATAATCCTTTTTGCTTTAATCTATTTTTTTGTTGTACCTCAAATAAAAATTTTGACATACATAAAATTCTTTCGGAAAATTCATTATAATATGGTCTTTCCGCATATAAAAACGCCAAATAAAAACTCAACATAGTATCTATAGTTGCTATTTTAACTTTTTGACCTTTAATCAAAAGAACATTATAACTATGACAAGCAATCGGTTTATATATAAAAGCTATACTGTCTTTCCCTATTTTTATTTCATAGTGTTCAGGAATTATTTCACCTACTGGTTCACGTTTAATAATTGTAGTATTTTTTACTCCAATATCTTTTAAACGCTCTTTAACTATTTCAGCAGTTGTTTCAGGGTCATTAGATAATACATCAAAATCAGCTATCTTTTCCAAATGTTTTTGTAAATTTTTTGGCATATATTGTGAATAAAGTGTAATTGCAAATCCACCAAAAAATACAACCCCTTGGTTAACAAATGTATTTTTAACATTTTCATAAATTTGGTCTTCATTTTCTTTGTCTACCATATTTCTTTGAAAATCTACATCATTACAATTAATATGAGTTAATGGATAATTTTTATTCAAAAGTGTTAGTCGTTTTAAAACTTTTTCCCATCTGCTTATATCTCCTGCTGGTCTTGATAATTCTAAATACATAGACATCCTTAAAAAATTTGGAGGTGCATATAATATACCTGCCACTCTTATTGAATCTTTTTTTAAAGCATTAAATATTTCTTTGGGTATTTGAGTTATATCGGCAACTGGAATATAATTCACAAAAACTTTATATGTACCATGATGTTGACCAGCCTTTGCTTCAACGTCTGTAAACCCTTTCTTATAATAAATATCAGCCAACTCTTTCGCGTCTTCTAAAGCATTAAATGTAAAAAAATCATAGTCGGGTATTTCTATATCCTTATTATAAAATTGGTCTGATTCTGGTAATATACTATTAATAGCTGTACCTCCATAACATATCAAATTTTTGGTTTTTAAAAAATCCTCTACAACATTTATTATTTTTTGAATATCTTCAGAATTCACAACACGTTTGCCTATTTTTTCTTCTGCTTTATCTACAGCCATACGTAAAATGGCTAACTCACAATCACTAAAATTTAAATCTTTACATATATTTTTTTGCTTCATATACTAAAGTGATAAAATAATTAATTGAATAATATAATATATTTAAAAGGATTGTATCATGATAATATAATGGAATTATTAACTCCTTCTCATATTATTGAATCAAATAATCAAATTTTAAATGAGAAAAAAAATCTTACAAGTATAAAAAGACTTATACGTGAGTGTAATAGTTTATATTCAATTTATCCAAGTGTGGTTGTAAATGTTGTTTCTGATGAAATTACTATAACGATTACTGAAAATATTAATAATAAAACATATAACTATAAGTTTGTTTTAAGAGATGGTTATCCATTTAAACCTCCTAGAATTTTTTTTAATAATAGACCTTATATAGATTTTTTAAAAATGAATGGGGATTATGAAAAAAACATAGTTAAAAAGGTTAGAGGTCAAGACTGTTTGTGTTGTTATTCAGTAAATTGTGCTGAAAATTGGACACCTGCAATCAAACTTAATGTAATTATTGATGAAATTAAAGGAATACTTCAATTTAAAAGAGATGTAATAAATAGTTTTTTAGGGCAAAAAATTGAACAAACATATAATATACCTCATGGTTGTATTAGTTCTTATTTAATTTAATAAAAAA